AATCTAGAAGGAGCTTCGACTGGTAGTCAAATGAACAATCAATTAACTGACCCTACACTTAACCGTATTATTCAGATATCTAAACATTATGGAACAGAAGCAGGTGTTGGAGGTAACGTAACTAAGTATAGCGGCTCTATAGCAGTTAATAAGAATCAACAAACATACGATTTAAATGAATGGGCTACCGATAACGGTATATCCGGAGGTATAGAAGTAAGAAGAGTATTCTATCAAGCACCTCCTGCAATAATGAGATACTTTGACCCTTATGCTGGTACTGGTACAGGAGTACAGTCTTTAATGACTGCTTTCGATTTTGGAAGCTTTAGTCCCGGTGTTAACTTTTTATTAATGCCAACTTCTTATGATATATTAAAGACTCAAGCAATTGAATTTAATGATCAGATTAGAAAATCTACTTATACTTTTGAATTAGTAAATAATCAATTAAAATTATTTCCTATTCCAGCAGCAACCGGTAGTATGTGGTTTGAATATTATAAAGTAGCAGATAAAGGTAAAATAAATTATAACAATGATGCTTCTTTAATAACAAGTATATCAGAAGTACCCTACAGCAATCCTGAATATAGTCAAATCAATAGTGTAGGACGTCAATGGATCTTTAATTATAGTTTAGCTCTGGCTAAAGAGGTTTTAGGGTATGTGAGAGGTAAGTACCAAACAGTACCTGTTCCTGGATCCGAAGCTACTTTAAATCAAGCAGATTTATTAACCGATGCAAGAGCAGAAAAAACAGCTCTACTAACACAGCTTAGAGAGACTTTAACATCAACTGGTAGAACTGCTCAATTAGAAGCACAAGCTAAAGAGGCAGAAGACGTTCAAAATACTTTGAAATCAATACCAATGACTATATACGTAGGATAAATGAAGCTTACAGACATCATATTAGAAATAGAATACAGAACTTACGAAGCTATGGTTCAAGTAACCTTTGGCCAAGAAGGTCCTAGTGGATATGATGATGCTATAAGAGCTTTACCTGGAGTAACAACTTGTACTATTGCATCAGAGAATTCAGATGCTAATAAAGCAACATATAAAATAAAAATAATCAGCCAGAAAGAACCTGCAGAGGCTTTCGAAGCTTTAAAAGCTAATGCTAAATCAAAATATACAGATATAGTAGCTATTGAAGTAGGGCAAGAAACTATAGAAGAGAAGTAATGCTATTTGGATCTAACAGAGACTTTGACTTATTAGTCAATATTAATCGTGAGCTACTAAAAGATATAGTAGAACAAGAGATCCTATACCATAAACTCAGCTTAGAAGATACAGATGTTAACCTTTATGGAGAAGCATTACAGAAGTCTTATTGGAATGCTCTTAAACTTAATTGTTTAATAACTAGAGGTGATCAAGTTGTAGATATACAAGAATTTGGTCCTGATTTAGGAAGAGAAGCTTCATTTGCTTTCATAAGACAAGATTTAGTCGATGCTAGTATGGTTCCTGAAGTGGGAGATATAGTAGAATGGCATAACGACTATTATGAAGTAGATACAGTTAGAGAGAATACCTTATTCTTAGGTAGAGATAAGAGTTATAACCTAGCTTCTTATGGAGGCGGGTTTGGATCATCCCTTTCTATTATCGTAGACTGTCATTTGACAAGAGCAGATAAAGTTGGGCTAAAAGAAGTAAGATAATATGGCAGATAAGAAACCCATACCGAAGTCTCAAGAAGAGCTTAGAAGAGAACAGATAAAGACTTATAAGAATCCAGACTCTGGAGCAGAAATAAGCCCTAAAGCTGGTCCTACTGATCTACAAAATAGAGCTAAACAAGTTAGTCGAAAGGACGATGAAGTAAAGAACCTAGTAATAGGTATTAAAGATATCGACGAAGCTATATACTACTACTTCAACGAAGTACTTCAACCAACCGTAATACAGAACGCCAAAGCAGTAAAGGTACCACTTGTATATGGATCTCCTGAACGTTGGGCATCCATGCAGAAAGACGGGTATTACCGCGATAAGAATGGTAAGATGCAAGCACCTTTAATTGTATTTAGGAGAGATACTTTAGAAAAGAATAGACAACTTGGAAATAAATTAGACGGTAACAATCCTATTAACTATGGGATATACCAAAAGAAGTTTTCAAAGGGAAATATATACGATAGATTTGGAATATTAAACAATAGAGAGCCAGTTAAAGAGTATTATGCAGTAGCTATACCAGATTACGTTAATATAACTTACTCATGTATCATATTTACTGATTATGTAGAGCAAAACAATAAAATTATCGAAGGTATTAACTTTGCTTCAGACTCATATTGGGGAGACCCAGAAAAGTTTAAGTTTAGAGCACAGATAGACAACTATACTACCTCAGCAGAGATAGTTCAAGGTAATGATAGGATAATTAAAACAGAATTCAGTATCAAACTACTAGGTCATATTATAACTGACGCCATTAATGCATACGCACACAATACTAAGAAGTTCTATTCCAAAGGAGAGTTAAAATTCGGTGCTGAAACAGAGAGTAATCTTTAACAACAGTACCTATTTATATAAAATGGCGCCGAAACGCCGGGTTTCATAAGATTTAATAAATTAATTTAACAGATGGCGAAGTTTACCGGCGCACTTTCAGGATCATTAGCATTCACTAAGGGAGGAGTTACTCAAACTCAATTAATTCCTGGTGCTAATAGTTTGAACCTTACAGGTTCATTCAATATCACCGGTTCTCAACTTACTTTTAACGGTAGAGATGTAATGGCTACCATAGACTCGCTTCAAGCGGGTGCTAATCCTAATATTGGATCATTAAGATTACATTCAGCATCAATCAACCTATATACTCAGTCAAATGATGCAAGAGTAGAAAGAATAGAAGCACTTACAGGTAGTATTTCTAATCTAAACGCTGCTACTTCATCATATTTTCTGAAAGAAGCTAGTGCTAACATCATATCATCGTCTATTCAAATAGATGCACTAGGGTATAACAAAGATGTTATCTCATCTTCAGCACAAATATATAATCTAGGGTATAGAAAAGATGTATTAAGCGGATCTAAGCAAATACTTGACTTAGGATTCGTTACTTCTTCAGATATCGCTAGATATTCAGATTTAACTAACGTACCAGGAGGAATAATTAGTTCTTCTGTACAGATAGGTACATTAGGATACATAACCGGTTCAACTTATGCAGCTTTAGCTAATATACCAAGCGATATAGTATCTGGTTCAACTCAAATATCAAATAATCTATTAAATACTACAGTAGACTTTGGTACAGGACTAGTTACAGCATCAGCTTTTAAAGGAGACGGTTCAGGTTTAACTGGTATTGCAGTAGATACTATAAGTTCTATAAGATCTGACTTTGATAGTACAGGTTCTATTACTATAGCACATAGTTTTAATACTCAAAATGTAAATGTAACAGTTTACGATGAAAATGGATACCAATTTATACCTTCTGCTACGCAATTATTAGATAATAATAACGTAAAGATAGAGTTTGGTCATTTAACAACAGGACATGCAGTGGTAGCTGTAGGAGGACACATATTCTCTGGTTCTGTAGAGTATAGCTCTGTATTAAACACACCAACTAACCTTATATCATCATCGCAACAGATATCTGACTTAGGATTCGGAGGAGCTTCTGTAGTAAGTGCTGGAACAGTATCATCTTCTGCACAGATAATAGACTTAGGGTTCATAACCGGTAGTGTATATTCAGATATTATCAATACCCCTAATGGAATCATTAGTAGTTCCCAACAAATCACTGATTTATCATTCTTAACATCAGCATCAGCTGCAGAAGCAGGGTTTGGTGAAGGAGGAGCAAGTATTTCACCGGGTACTATCTCATCATCATTACAAATAGCTGGATTAGGCTTCATAACCGGTTCAGTACAAGCAGATGTAGTAGGATTAAACGTCTTTTCTGGCTCTATACAGAGTCAAGTAGATGGTTTATTAGCAGCTACATCATCATACGCTGTAGGATCACATTCAGATATAACTTCACTTAATACTTTTACAGGATCTATACAATCTCAAGTAAATCATATTAATAGTGTTACTGGATCATTCTTAACATCAGCAGTAGACGGTACTATATCAGGATCTACACAGATATCTGACTTAGGATATATAACTTCTGCATCAGCAGCATCATTAGGCTTTGGTTCTGGTGGTTCTGTCACTTCTGCAGGTACTATTTCATCGTCTTTACAAATAATTAACTTAGGATTTATAACTGGATCAGAACAATCAGATGTATCTGGTTTAAATACCTTTACTAGTTCAATACAAAACACAGTAGACGGCTTATTAGCTGCTACTTCTTCATATGCAGTAGGATCTCACTCAGATATCAGTGGGTTAAATTCAAAAACAGGTTCTTACGCTACTTCTGGTTCAAATACCTTTATAGGGAACCAGGTAGTTAGCGGAAGTATAATTCCTGAGTCGAGTATTAATGATTTAGGTAGCTCAAACGCACCTTTTAGACATTTATATGTTACTTCCGGTTCTATTAAGTTTATGAACCCAGATGGTACTGAACAATCAGCATTTAACAATCAATTTGACGGTAATAGAGTAGTATCTAACACAGATCACCCTCTATTTAACTCTTTTAATCCAGGTAGCTCAGGAACAATAGAAGATTTCTTAACAGCAGTCTTTTATCCTAATACAGCACCGTCTATTACTACAGGAAATCAAGTAATAGAAGAATATACTGCGAATGCTTCATCAATAGTTACTTTAGCTGGTACAGATGCTGAATCTCAGAGTATTACCTTTAGTATTGATGATTCTTATACAGATGGATTCGTAATAGTTGAAAATGGAGTATTAAAATTAAATACTGTACCAACAGCAACTGCATTTAATACGGATAATAGAGGTGATGGAACCTTAGCTCATCCAGTAATAGTAAAAGCAACAGATACAGTAGGAGCTTCTTCTACTAAAACAATATATATTAGAGTTACACCAAATGCTGCTCCTATATTTAGAGAAAGTAGCGTTTCTGGTAACCAAATAACATCATTCAGTACTTCAAGAAACGAAAATGCAAGCTCAGGAGAAGTTACAAAGATATACTTTACAGATACAGAGAGTGATGGTATTACTATCAATTCAGGTTCAGATATTAACGGACATTTTAGTATTATTAAATATTCTACTTACGTAGCTATTAATCAAGTCACTGCTTCTCTAGATTATGAAAGCATTACTTCTTATAATATGTCTATTACTGCATCAGATGCTCATTATGAAGCAGGTCAAGATGCAGATTCGTTTAATTCTTTACCTATTACTATTAGTGTAACAGATAATACTCAACCAACAGTTAATAATCAGACTTTAAGTGGAGTAAATGAAAATAGCTCAGCAGGAACTTCAGCAGGAACTATAACAGCTTCAGATCCAGAAGGAGATACTATTACTTTTAAGAACGCTACATTACATAGTTTAGAAGTTGGCGGTGGAGAAGTAAGCACAGGTTCTTATTCTGGTACTGCACAATTAACAGACCCAACAGAAGATGCTTTTAGTATATCTTCAGCAGGAGTAGTAACTAGAAAGAACGGAGTACACCTTAATTCTGATTTAATTGATGAATATAAGTACCAAGTTGTTGTTACTGATGCGTATAATAACGGTTCTGATACAGGAATTATTACTATACCTATAAGTGATGATACAGCTCCTTCAATAAGTGGAGATACTACCTTATATGTAATTGAATCAGCAGTTAATGGTAATAATATATACGATAACTCAAATGGATATTCAGGAACTACATCAAGATTTACTTCTAATCAAACAGTAACTTGGGCAGTTAGTTCTTCAAACGACTTTAATATAAACTCAAATGGATATTTAACTCTGGCAAGAGATATATCTGGTTCAGCTGATGTTGGAGGTGATCAATTAAGCGGAATAGTAACAGCAACCAATACTTTTGGTACTCAAGCTACTCAAGCATTCACAGTTAACATAACAGATAATACAGCACCAACAATTACATTCAGTAATGTAAGTGCAAATCAGAATACTAATAAAGCTATACCGGGTAATAACCTAGTATCAGTTTCATTTAGTGATGCAGAGGGCAATGGAATAGATCATAATTCATTTGTCTTCGATGATCAAGGAAATAACGTATCAGCAACTAAATCTGGTGATACTTATTTAATAAGGGCAACCTCAGCATTAGCAGCAGGCAACTACACCGTAGGAATTACTATAGCTGATGCAGAAGGATTTGCTTCTCGCACATCTACTCATACATTTACTATTTCTCAAGCAGTAGTTGGTACTTTAACTACCAATGGAACGTTTAGAATTATTGAATCAGCTCTAGATGGTGACGAGATTAAAATAACATCAAATGGTAGAACGGGAACTCAAGCAGATTTAGGAGTTACGTACTCACCTTCCTACGGTAGCCAAGCTGTTTCGTCATTTACTTCGAGTAATGCAAGCATAGCGGTCAATTCATCTGGTAACCTTACCGTAGGTACAAACCTAAGCGGTTCATCTACAACAGCAGGCGATACTATAACATCTAATATTACCTTCCAAGATCAATATAACAATATTGGTTCAGGTAGTATCTCAGTATCAGTAGTAGCAAATAGCAGTCCTTCTGTAACAGTAAGTGAACAAGGGAGTTTAGAATCAGATAATATGGCAAATGGAGTATTATGTGCTACAGTATCAGTTTCAGATACTGAATCAGATTATCCAATAACATTAGCTTTATCAGGTACTAATGCTTCCGATTTTACAGCAACATCTAACAATTCTAATGGAACTTCATGGGATATAGATGCAAATAGTGCCTTAGCAGCTGGTACGTATACATTTACAGTAACAGCAACCGATGCTTTCGGCAAAACAGGAACAGATACAGCTTCAGTAGTAATTGCACAATCAGCAGATTATGGATTAGTATACGTTTATACTTCTACATACGGCTCAGATGCCGGCTTTGGAGCTAATTATTTAGGAGTAATGGGTGGTAGTACAGTCAATAGTGATGTACCGCCAGAAGTTACAGCCTATACAGCAAACACATCATCACCATTTTATAAATTTAAGAGTGGAGATGTAGGAAGTACTTCTATTAGTTTAGCAGGTGGTGCAACAGCCACTTTACAGACTAGTGGATCAGGTTCAGACTTAGATAGTGTATTATCAGCATTAGGAACGATAAGCGCTAACACTACTGGACAAGTAATTATAGTTTACCCTTCTGGTTCCGATATGACAGTACCAACAACGATTCAAGAATCGTTTAATAGTACAGCAGGAGGAGCAGTACCATGTATGGATGTAGATGGTAATGGATTCGGAATAGAATCAGGAGTATTACATTCTGTTACTTTAGACTCAGCACATCTGGGGTATAGTGAATGGTTTGTATTTGGAAGAAAATCACAGAACGCAATAGCTTCTGGCTTTAAAATGAGGCTAGTAGCAGCAAACGGTAGTTTACCGACATAAAAGAAGATAGATAGATGCCATTATTTAGTTCGAAATTAGAGTTAACATCAGCAGCCTCGGGATCAGGGGTAGCCTTAGCAGACGTACAGTTTATTCGTGGTGCTTTTAGGACTGTTGCTGATACTGGCGAACTAAACAATATACCTGTATCACAAATTTCAGATAAACAAATAGTTTGGGTTGAAGCTGAATCATCAACTTATCAAGCAACTGTTACTTTAGCAGATTATGTTAATACATTTACTGATTCTGTAGCATGGAGTTCTTTTACTGGATTTGGATCTGGTGGAGGCGGAGCATCTAACATAGGAGAGTTAACAGACGTAACAACCGGTTCATTAAGTAATGGACAAATATTACAGTATAACTCATCAACAGGAAAATGGGAAGCAAGTAGTGTTTCCGGAACAGGAGACATCTCTGCAGTATTTGCAGGAGATGGATTGACAGGTGGAGGTTCTGCCGGTTCGGTATCTTTAGATGTAGATCCTGGATTAGGTATGCAGCTTACAACTGACGGTATTTCTTTAGATACAGGATCAGGTCATTTCATTAATGCAATAAATGCATTAGCAGATACAGGAATTTTTCAACAAACAGGATCTGTATTCTCAGCTAATGAAGATTTTGAAATAACAGGGTCTTTAACTATTGATTGGAGCTCAACTGGAAAACCTTTGAGTATAACATCAGCTTCACTTGAAGTATTCTCAGTTAGTAATAACGGAGTATTAAATTTAATTTCTCAATCAAGTACACCATCAGCTACTGAAGGTTCACTTTATTTTGGGAATGATAAAAACTTATACCTTGGAGTATAAAAAGTAGATATTTATTAATAACAAACATTTAAACTAAAACAATTTAATTTATTATTATGGCAACATGGAAAAAGGTCATCGTCTCGGGAAGTGGTGTTTCCCAATTATCAAATGACGCTAATTTTTTAGCATCAAACGGAGACGGCTCAAGTTTGACCAACTTAACATTCGCAAACATTACAGGTAGAGCCGAAGGTATCGAAGATATCGTTGGGGCTATGGTAGATGGCGGAACAGAAACAAACATCACAGTCACCTATGATGATGCAACAGGAAAATTAAACTTCGTAGCTAACGCTGGGGACGTAACTGGCGTAACAGCTGGAGCAGGTCTTACAGGAGGTGGTTCATCAGGAGACTTAACAGTAAATGTAGTCGGTGGAGATGGTATTACAGCCAACGCTGACGAGGTAGAAGTTACAGTTGATGGTTCAACTATCGAATTATCTGCAACAGACGGTTCTGGAGCAGTTAGAGTTAAAGCAGGAGGTATTGGTACTTCACATTTAGCAGCTGATGCTGTTGATGGTACTAAAATCGCTGATGATTCTATTAATAGTGAGCATTTCGTAGACGGAGGTATCGATACAGCACACATTGCTGACGATGCAGTAACAGCTGACAAATTAAATAACACAGGAGTAACAGCAGCATCTTACGGTAGTACTACTGCAGTACCAGTTCTTACAGTTGATGCACAAGGACGTATTACAGCAGCTTCTACATCAGCAATTGCAACTTCATTTACAGTTGGAGCAGATGCAGGTTCTGACGATGTTGTAGCAGGTGGTGAGAAATTAACTTTCGAAGGAGGATTAGGTGTTACTACTACAGTATCTGCTAATAAAGTAGCAATTGACATCGCAAACGGAATCGTTTCAGCTTCAGCATTTACTTCACCTTCTCAAGGTACAGTAAGAGCTACTATAAATGGAGTTAATGGTGGTGATATCGATACAGGATTACAAGCAGCAGATAGTCCAACATTTGCCGGTTTAACTATTAACGGTAATTCAATCGTAACAGGAGATTTAACAGTACAAGGTACTACAACAACTTTAAGTACGACTAACACAGCAATCAAAGATAAATTCATCTTATTGAACTCAGGATCAGCTAATCCAGATCAAGGTGGTATTATCATTGATGAAGGATCAGGTACAGGTCACGGACTTATCTATGATGAAGGTGATGGAAGATTTGGTATTAACCAAAGTATTTCTTCTACAGCAACTTCAGCTAACTCAGAAGCTTATGTAGCTTTAGTAGTTGATCAAGATAACGTAGCACACGACATAACTGATACTGAATATCACAAGAGAGGTAACATGAAAGTTGACTCTTCAGATGATATATTCATATACGTGTAAAAATAATAATAAATGAGCTAATAGGGAGGGTTCACCTCCTCCCTTATATGCTTTTTTAATTAAAGTTATGAACATAAAAAAATAAACAATCGTACAAATGGCCTGGAAAAAAATAATAGTTAGCGGATCATCCCCAGAATTAAATTCACTATCAGTAGATAATACAGTAACTGCTAATGCTTTTAGCGGAAATGGAGCATCAATTACTGGTGTAGTTCATAATGCTGGTGAAATCGCATCTCAAATTTCCGGTTCATTCACATCTCTATCCGGTTCGATTGCAACTAGGTTTGAAGGATTAACATCATCTTACCCAGAGCTTACAAATATTCCTAACGGAATAATGTCTTCATCAGCTCAAGTTGAAGCTACATTAAATAATAATAGTGTTGATTTCGGTTCAGGAACAGTTACAGCCACAGCCTTTGTCGGTGATGGTTCTAATATTTCTAACATTACAATAGACCAATCAGCTACCGTTATTAACAGCTTTACAGCACAGACATCAGTAGCAGTAACCCACAACTTTAGTTCTAAAAATGTAATAGCAACGGTATACGATGCAAATGATGCAATGTTGATACCTGCTAGCGTAGTTACTACAAATGATAATGTAATAACAGTAACATTTAGTGAAGCTACAAGTGGTAGAGTAATAGTAGGTAAAGGTGGTCATATTGTATCTGGATCTATTCCTTATGCAAACATAATTGATAGACCTACTTTCTTATCATCATCAGCACAAATTAATTATTCAGAAGTACAAAACATACCTTCCGGTATTATCTCTTCATCAGCTCAAATAGATGCGAATTTATTTAACATCGATGGATTAGTATCTTCGTCTGCTCAATTAGGCTTAGGTACAACTAACAATGTAGAATTTGCAGACTTAACTTTAACTGGAGATTTAGTAGTACAGGGAACAACAACTTCCATTCAAACTGAAAACTTACTAGTAGAAGATAAGTTTATCTTAGTTAACTCTGGTTCTGCAGCAGCAGATGGGGGTATAGTAGTTAATGGAGCAGGAGTTGCTTTTGGATATGATAACAGTGCAGGTAGATGGTCATTGGATTCTGCAGGAGCTACAGCTAACCAGACTTCTATTTCAACAGATGCTTTCGTAGCAGGTGTAGTAGATATTGACGCAGGACATTCAGACATTTCAGAGTATCAAAAAAATGGTAATATAAAAATAGACAGTGGAACGATTTTCATCTATTCTTAAGAAGTTATTAAAAAAAATGGCGTTTATAAATAAAGGTAAAATATTGACAGGAAAAGCAGCTCAAGATAAAATGAAAAAAGACGAGGCTGTTAACACTGATCTTACACAACAAGAAATACAATTTATACTTACTAAACTTAGACAAGCCAATTTTAAAGGCGCTGAGTTTGAGCTCTTTTATGTTGTATTTTCTAAACTTTCCAATTTACTTAAAAAGTAGTTGCTTATTTAACTTTTTTTAGCGATATTTATTATTAAAGCTATTATAGGCCTTCACAGGAAGTGGGCTCGAAAGAGTTACCAACCGTAATATAAGTAACATGCCAAATTGGAAAAAATTAATAACTAGCGGTTCAAACGCTAATTTAAATTCTCTTACCGTAGTAGGAACAGTATCTGCTAATGCATTTAGCGGAGATGGTTCTTCATTGAGTAATCTTTCAATTCCTTCTACCTTCACTAAAAATATAGTTGGAGGTTCCCTTTCCTATAATATAGATCATAATTTATCCGAAGCTTATCCTATAGTACAGGTGTACGATGGTAATGGATATCAGGTTATCCCTAAAGATGTAATATCTATCAGTTCTAGTAGAGTGCAAGTAAATTTTTCAGATGAATTTAGCGGTACTATTGTTGTAAAAAAGTAGATATTTATATATAAGATAACTCAAATAAATTAAAAGATAATGAGAATAGATAGTCCTAAAGTATCGAATTTAACCTTCCAATCTGGATCAGCAGTTTCTGACTCAGCTTTTACTGGTTCATTTTCCGGTTCATTTACTGGGGTTGGTAATTTTACCGGCCTTACAGCAGATAGCGTAGAATATGCAAACATTTTAAATAGACCAGCTGGTTTAGTTTCAGGTTCTTCAGCACAAGCAAGGTCACAAATCGGATCAGTCATCGGTACAGACGTTCAAGCTTACCATGAAAATCTAAGTGACATATCAAACTTAAACCCAACAGACAGTACATTTATTGTCGGAGCAGGATCATCATTCGTATTAGAGTCTGGTAACACCGTAAGAGCTTCTCTTGGACTAGGAAGTTTAGCTACATTAAATACCAACTCAACATTAGGTTCTGTTAACCTATCAACTAACTCAACGTATTCTTTTCCTAACCTTACCGATCTACCAACTCTATTCTCATCATCAGATCAAGTAACAGGTATAGGAAACTCACAATTATCAAACTCAAGCATAACCATAGATAGTACAGCTGTCTCATTAGGAGGGTCAGTAACTACTCTACAGTTAGGTTCAACTAATTCAACAGCACTAGCTGGTAATACTACAACTATAACATCAGCACAATCTACTAAGCTATCTAATATAACGATAACACAAGCAGTTGATTTAGATACATTAGAAAGTAATGTTACTACAAACAACGCTAAAGTAACAAACGTATCAACTAACTTATCTAAAACAGTTAGCGGTACTGGATTCTCAATTAATTCATCAGATGGTGATAATGTAGCATTAACATTAGCAGATACAAGCAATTGGGGATTAATGTCAGACGAAATGTATGACAAATTAGATGGAATTGAAGCAGGAGCTACCGCAGACCAATCAAATGCTGAAATTAGAGCAGCAGTAGAAGCTGCATCTGATTCAAACGTATTTACCGATGCAGACCATACTAAATTAAATGGTATAGAAGATGGAGCAACAGCAGATCAAGATTTAAGTTCTTATCAATTAAAACCAAGTGAAGGAGCATTCGCTAATGGTGATAAAACTAAATTAGACGGAATAGAAGCAAGTGCTACAGCAGATCAATCAAATGCAGAAATTAGAGCAGCAGTTGAAGCAGCAAGTGATTCAAATGTATTCACAGACGCTGATCATACTAAATTAAATAATATAGAAGCTAATGCAACAGCAGATCAATCAAATGCCGAAATTAGAGCGGCTGTTGAAGCAGCATCCGATTCAAATGTATTTACAGATGATGATCATTCCAAATTAGGGAGTATTGAAGATGGTGCTACAGCAGATCAATCAAATGCCGAAATCGTTGCAGCAGTAGTAGCTTCAACAAGTATATCTAATAGTAATAAAGGAACTATACGAAGTAATATAGGAGTAGATGCAGCAGGTACTGATAACTCAACAGATGTATCCTTAGGCGGTTCATATGATTATATTACAATAAGTGGTCAAGCAATCACAAGAAATCAAATTAACTTATCAACTGATGTAACAGGTACCTTACCGGTATCTAATATGGCAGCTACAGCATTAACAACTGTACAGACAGCAGCTGATCAATCAGCTCATTTAGCATTAACAGCACAAGAAGGTGACGTTGTTGTTAGATCTGATGAGAATAAAACATATATGCATAACGGTGGTACTGCTGGAACTATGGCAGACTATACGTTATTAGCAACTCCAACCGATGCTGTAACAAGCGTTAACGGTAATACAGGTGTTGTTACTGTAACAGAGAACGTTACAACAAATTTAGGTATAAGTGGTACAACAGGTGCTAGAACAATTACATCTTCAGACGGTACTAACGCAGTAATACCAGTAGCTACAGATAGTGTTTCTGGTGTAATGTCAGCAGCCGATCATACTAGACTTACAGGTATAGAAGATGGTGCTACTGCAGATCAATCAAATGCAGAAATAAGAGCGGCTGTTGAAGCAGCTTCAGACTCAAATGTATTTACGGATGCAGATCATACTAAATTAAATGCTATATCTGGAACTAACACTGGAGACCAAGATTTAAGTTCATATCAATTACAACCTTCAGAAGGAGCTTTTGAAAACGGCGATAAGACTAAATTAGATGGTATTGAATCTAATGCAACTGCAGATCAAACAGCCGCTGAAATTAGAGCAGCAGTAGAAGCTGCATCTGATTCAAACGTATTTACAGATGATGATCATTCCAAATTAGATAATATAGAAGCTAATGCAACAGCAGATCAAACAGCCGCTCAAATTAGAACCTTAGTAGGTACAGGTAACAGTAACTTTGTACCGGCAGCTGGTTCAGCAGGAACTTTCTTAGCTCATGACGGTGTATATAGAACTCCATCTTATACTACAAACACAGATACAAATACAAACCAACTTACTACTTGGACTTTAAGAGATGATGATAACGATGATGTAACTATCGGTCAAGGCAAGTTTATTAAGTTCGTATCAGCAACAGGTGCATCTGGTACAAATATAACAGGAGCCGGTACAACAGGTGATCCTTATATTGTAACAATAACATCACCAGATACTGATACAGATACTAATACACAGAGAGGCATTCATGATACTCCAGTAGATGGTGCTACAACTACTTCAATTAGTTCAAACTGGGCATTTGATAATGTTAAGACAGCAGTACCTAGTGGAGCAGTATTTACAGATACTAATACTCAAGCAACAAGAGGAACTTTAGGTATCGATACTGATGATAATGTAGCATTTAATGGATTGATGGTAGGTAATGCGTTAAACTCAACAGCTAATACAATTCGTTGTGAAGGAGATATCGTAGCATATTATTCTTCTGATGAACAATTTAAAGACAATATAGTTACTCTAGACGGCGCTTTAGATAAAGTTAAAGCGATAAGAGGTGTAAGATTTGACTGGAACGATAAACAAGATGTTCATGAAGGTCATGATATTGGAGTAGTTGCACAAGAAGTTGAAGCAGTACTACCAGAATTAGTTCACCACAGAGAGTATAATGACTCTAAAGCAGTTGATTACGTTAAGTTAACAGCTGTGCTTGTCGAAGCAGTAAAAGAATTATCTGCTAAAGTAGATGAGTTAGAAGGAAAATGTAACTGTTAAAATAAATAAAGAATGGGTTTTAGATTAAATGTAGATCTCGAAACGGGATCCGGTCCAACACAAGAAGCGTATATTAGAATAGATAATTACCGCTTCAATAAAGTTACAAGTGAGTTAGTTTTAACTACCACAACGTGGTTAAATAAAGATAAAGCTGCCTCATTTAACCGGAAGTATTTAGATGAAAGTCTAAAAAATGCAGAAGGATTAGTTTCAGCAAACGTTCTTTATTATGAAGACCCAGAGAGTGAAGGAGTAGAGGTAACAATACCTATACTATATAAAACTTCACTAGCTGAATTAGAAGAAATAGAATTTCCTACTTTTGAAAAAAAAGAGGTGATAGAACAAGTACCTTATGTTAGTTTTGATTCTAACGGAGATGAAATAACAAAGTACAGAGACGAACTTGTAACTAAGGAAGTCCAAACTGGTTCTTATAAAGAAAAGAAAGAAGTTATTAATATAAGCGTTTTAAATAATCTATATGATTATGCATATGGAGTTGTAAAAAAGAAGTTGGCAGAAGTGTTTCCTATAGATAAAATAGAAAAAATATAATAACATGGCAGTATACGGATACGGAAATTTAGCAACTAATGTCTCATTTAGTACATTTGATGCATGGTCAAATTCTTATAGCAGTAACAGTAATATAAGCTTAACGACTGTAATGACAGGATTAGAACCAGCAGATTCAGCCCCTCATCAGGTATCTGAAATAAGAGGTAATAATTTTCTATACGGAAGTGTCGTAGCCGAAACAGGAGGAACTGTAGCTGTTACAGCAGGGTATACTCAAGCTGCTTTTACTACTCATACTCTATTAAACGTTAACTTCAATACTATATCATCTGTTACATTAACTGCTACTGCTACCTACCCTTATACATTCCACTCTTTTAGAGATGCATCAGGAGGAGCTGGTAGTGCACTAAGTACAACCGGTGCAGGTACAACAACAGGGACTATAACCCTTACAGCATCTACACATACAGGTGTATCTACTTTTTACGCTTACTTCACAACTACACACGTATCACCATAAAAATAACTAAAAAGGTTTTAATTTGAAGATTATATGGGTTTATGAAAACATAACTAAACAAAGAGAAGAATATAGTAAGTTTAATACCTTACTTATGCTTGCCTCAGTTAGTTTATGGAAACGAAATCATCCTGAAGATGATACATGGTTATACTGTGATGAATTAACTCATTCACTTATAAAAGATATTGGAGTAGAATCTCTTTATGACAATATCGAAATAATAGACTTCAAAACTAGACCTATTGAGAAAAAAAATTTCTGGGCTAGTTCTAAACTTCAAGTTTTAGCTCTTCAAAAAGAACCTGTTATTATAATGGATTGTGATACATTAGTATTTAAACCATTTAAAAATCATTTAAAAGAAAACCAAGTATTATTTGCTAATAGAGAATTCGGTAGAGGTTATTACCCTACAGCTATGGATCCTTTAATTAGAGCTTTATCTTATAAAGCAAGATGGCAAACAGACTCTGTTAATGTTTCTTTTTTATATCTTCCTGATCCTGACTTTACTAGAGAGTACGCAAATCTTAGCTTACGATTAATGGAAGAATTTACTGCTTTAAAAGCACCTAATTCTAGATATCTTATTTTTGCAGAACAACTTTTACTGAAACATTTATTAAATAAAAATAAAATAGACCATAGAGCTGTTATATCTACAGAATGGGACTGTAATAAATGGGAATGGAGTAAAAAAGAAACAGACGGTATATGGAGTATAAAGGATTCTTGGCAATGGTTTAGACATTATGGTCCTTTAAAACAATGGTATAAATCTAACGATCCAGCACATCCTTATGATGTTGAAATGGAAATGTTGCGTAATTGCATAAATTTTCATAAATTTATAGATCTAAGCAGTTTAAGTAAGAGATGAGTATAGTAGATAAAAATTTTGTATTTGATAAGATTACCAACAATCAAGTTTACGGACAAGATGAAAATGGTAAGATACTCATAGATCATGAAGCTGTAAAATATAGATGGACTCATGGAGCTACAGATTTTCATCTAGGAGACGGTCTTCTTATATATGCTATGATTCAGAATATGAGAGCTAAGAACTGTGTTTGTTTAGGTTCAGGTGCTGGTTATATTCCTAGAATAATGACTCAAGCTAGATTAGATTTATATGATCAAGAGATATTTGAAGGAGATCCTGATTTTAGTTGGGGTGATATAGGTGCTACATTTATAGTAGATGCTGCAAATGGAGTAGGAGGACAGGTAGATTGGTTAGATAAAGATTCATTTCTAAGAAAAATATTTCATCCTAGAATAGTTAATGATACTACAGAAAGAGCATATTATGACTTTTTCATCAAAGAAGATATTAAGATAGATTACTTACATATTGATGCTGGTCATTCATATGATAATGTAAAACAAGACTTTGAATTATATAGCAAAATTCTTAACCCTAATGGTATTATATCTATTCACGATACAGACCTTAGCTACGCTAATAAACACATTGTCACAAAGGACGTAACAGATCAAAACAACCATGAAGAGTTTGCAAATGGACCTGCTGAGTTTATTCAAGAAATAGATGGATGGCAGAGATTCGATTTTCACAATCATGGTATTTTAAATACAAAACCTAGTTCAACCGGATTAACAATATTCAGACGTGCCTAATTTAGTTACAGTTGTAGGAAAAAATACTCATATGCTGCCGCATATGTTAAAGCATTATGAAAATGTTATAGACAAATCATACGTGGTAGTTTATAGACATTCAGACGATGATGGTATTTTAGAAGAAATCGAAGAATTAGGAATTAAACCTTATTTAGTCGTTACAGAAGACAAATATAACTGGGAAAGAGTAACACAGTTATACAACTATGTAAAAAGCCAACGACCAAACGATTGGTGGATAGTATCAGATGATGATGAATTACAAGTATACCCTGAACCTATAGAAGACATTATAGAGAAATGTGAGAGAAAGGGGTATGACTTTGTTACAGGAGGGTTCATAGACAGGATAGGTATAGATGGTACATTTCCTAAAGTAACGGCAGACACTAATATTCACGAAGCATTTCCTTTAGCTGGATTCTTTAGATATCCAATGTCTAAAGCATGTCCAAATAAATGTACGTTAATGAAAGGATTCCAAGATGTAACTCCTGGACAGCATTATGCTGCTTTTAATGACGGTACTAATAGCTGGGGAGAAAAACATTCAAGAAGAATGCCTGTAGAAGAAGTATTTACTCAGGTACATCACTTTAAATGGGATAGTACTTGTTTGAGTAGAATGCTTGAAGTAGCAGAGATAAAAAAAGATTACGCATTTTCTAAAGAATACAGTAAAATGTATAGAGCAATTGCAAGAACAGATTGGAAAATAGACATTACTAAACCTGAATATTTAGTTGCTAAATTAAAAGAAAGTTCGTATATTGAATATAAAGACTACCCACACTGGGATGAATTACGTAAATTAATAATAACAATATGAGTGCAAAAATCGACAAAGAAGCTTTAGAAGCTGAAAAAGTTTTAATCGAAGAAAGAAAAACAAAAGCGTTAGAGAAGATCGCTGTATCATTAGATGCTCTAACAGTTTGGTTTGAAGAAATCGACAAAGAAGATTGGGACGGAAGAATACAATTTTATCTTGCTGAATGGCATAAAAGCTTAACTGAGAAATTGGATAAATAATGGCAGTAGAAAAACTCGGAGTAATTGTACCTTATAGAGACAGGTACGAACATCTCTTGAAGTTTAAAATGCTCATCCAAGCTAAGTTACATGAAGCTAAAATCCCCTATGAACTAATAGTAGTAGAACAGGATGATAGTCAATCGTTCAATAGAGGGAAGCTTTTAAATATAGGATTTCAAGAGGCAGAAAGATTAGGATGCGATTACGTTGTATTTCACGACGTAGATATGGTCCCTAAGAAAGTAGACTATTCTTATGCAAACTACCCTGTACACCTAGCTACTTCAGATATACCATTCGAAGAGTACTTCGGAGGCATTACAATGTTTCCTATGGAAGACTTTAAAAAGATAAATGGCTTTTCTAACAGGTATTGGGGATGGGGATTTGAAGATGATGACTTACTTCATAGATGTAAAATTAAAGGAATTAAATTAGATGAACTTCCTGTAAACGACGCAGGTCCTAACACAGCTGCTTTAAAGTTTAATGGAGTTAGTTCACATGTTGAAATACCTAATAGGATAAGAACAAGAGGTGATTTTACTGTCCATATATCATTAGAACCTACTGGTTATAGTTTAGACTCTAAAAAGAGAGAAGACAAATACGTAGCTTTCGGTATACCAGGGTACGATTTCAATATTATGTATACTAGCTTTAGGAGATTTGCTGTTGAATTTTTCGATGGGAAAAAGAATCACCATTTTATATATTCTAATATAGTACCTAATGTTAAGACTACATTAACTTTTGTGTATAAAAGAAAAGAAGGAACCGCTACACTGTACCAAGGTGCTAAACGTATAGGTGAAGAGAAGTTAGAATTCCCTATTAGACTTTATGATAAAGAAACTACTGCATATTTAGGATGCTCAGACCCAGAAAGAAAAGAAGATAATAACTTTTTTAAAGGTATAATTAATACTTATGCTATATGGAATAAAGCATTATCTTATGAAGAAATAGTAAGTATTCAAAACAATAAGTATTTTGGATTAGCAGATAATTTTGATAGTTACATAAGCGCTGGTGACTTAGTTTCATATGGAGATGCTAAATTTATAAAAGAGTATAAATTAATGGATATAGCTAGACTCACAGAACCTAGTCAGATAGTAGACTGTGAAGTTATCAAGTATGATCTTCCTAAGCATAGAGTACTTAAAGTTCCATATAGAAGAACTAGCGAATATAAAACTCTCAAACACGAAAATAACGGATTCTTAACAACAGGATGGAAAGACATTACAACTAGGTATAACCAGTTAAAGTTTATGAATGAAGTTATGTACGGTTCCACTACATTAGAACAAGACGGATTAAGTACGTTAAAGTTTAAAATACTATCTAACTCACATGTTAGAAATATAACCCAATTAACTGTTAAATTATGAAACTAGGAGTATGTGTACCTTACCGTAATAGAGAAATGCACCTTAATGAGTTTATACCTAAAGTAGGTAAATACCTAAAGAGTCAAAACATAGACTTTCAAATGTACTTTTGTCATCAAGTAGATGATAAACTGTTTAATCGAGGTGCTACAAAAAATATAGCTGCTAAACATGCTTTCGAAGATGGATGTACACATATCGTATGGCACGATATAGATATGATACCAGAAGAAGAAGGTGGAGCAGATTATTCCTTTCCGGAAGAAGGACCAAGACATATTGCAACTCAAATATCTCAAATGAACTACGGTCTTAAGTATCACGAATATTTTGGTGGTGCTGTAGTATTTTCAAAAGAACACGTTTTAGCTACCAATGGATATTCTAACGAATATTGGGATTGGGGTATGGAAGATGATGACCTTTTTTGGAGATGTAACAAAGAAGGCTTAACTAATAATACGTTTATAGAAGAATCTCTTACTTCTCAACCCTATAAGAAGTTTAACGGAGATAATTCTTTTATAAAAATACCTTTTAGTAAGTCAATGAGGTCTTTAAATTCTAGATCTCACACAGTTTCTGTATTAATGAGAGCTAGGCAACAACCTGAAAAGAACCCTATATTCTTAATCGGGAGTAATGAAAGAAAATACGTAGAATACCCAGTCATTAGAGTTAAAGGATATGATTACGGTATTGGATTTAATAATTCAAGAGCCATATCATTAACCTATTGGAATAACTTTCACCAACATAACTATATGTGGGTTAAAAGATATGATGAGCAATGGACCTGGGTTACAGCTGTATTTGATACTATGGAAAGAAAATCTCATTTCTATCTTAACGGATCAGAAGTAGATACTAGAGGAGGATTCGGTTCTAAGTCACCATTAGACTTTCAAGGTAGATTAAAAAGCTACGGTTCAGAACCATGGTACATCGGTACATCTCCTTCAGAACCTGATAATAGTACAATTAAGTTTTTCAAAGGAGATATTGCTAAAGTATTTGCTTGGAAAAGAAGACTAACACCTAAAGAAGTAGCAAATTTAGAGACTCATATCCCTAAAGATGATTTAACTATCGATTTAGACTTTAAAGATCCAAAGACTGAATTTCAAGAGTATATGACTGAAACTCAAGTAGAGGATATTAAAATTCCTAACTCTATACTTCCGTTTAGAGCAGATGGTAGGTTCCGTTGTCTACCTCATGAAGATGAAGGAATAGTAAATGGAAAGTTTGCTAAAGGAGAGACAACAGCGAGAAATGAAAGAAGATATGTACTTCAAATGCAACAAGATAAGATTGATTATAAGTCTGATGGAATTGCACAAGTACAATACGAATTAGTTGGAGAAAAAATACTTACCCCATGGGCGAAGATGATAGACATAAAACTTTAACTTCTCAGGAAGTAAAGGATAAATTAGATAGTGTTGGTTGTGGAATGTGTCTTGCTAAATGGACGCAAGTTACTATGCATTTATCTATGGGTATGACTCATTCATGTCACCATCCATCACCTCATAAAGTACCTTTAGCTCAAATTAAACGTAATCCAACTGCATTACATAATACTAAGTTTAAAAAGCTTAAACGTAAAGAAATGCTCGAAGGTAAACGACCTGATGAGTGTAACTATTGTTGGAATGTAGAAGATAACTCAAACTCTTTTTCTGATAGAGTATTTAAATCATCAGAACCTTGGTCAATTAAAAGTTACGATGACATTGTTAACGCTAACTGGAGAGATGACTTTAATCCTCGTTATGTAGAGGTCTCATTTTCTAATACTTGTAATTTTAAATGTGCATATTGTGGACCGCAATTTTCGTCAAAATGGGTAGATGAAATCGAAAAACATGGTGCTTATCCTACTTCTACGAAGTTCAACGGGATAGACCATTTAAGAGCGAAAGGAGAAATGCCGTATAAGCACTCAGAGCATAATCCTTATCTTGATGCATTTTGGGAATGGTGGCCAGATCTATACAGAGATCTACATACATTTAGAATTACTGGAGGTGAGCCTCTGCTAGCGAAGGATACTTTTAAGGTACTTGATTATATTATAGAACAAGAAGAACCTAATAAAGAATTAGCATTATCTATTAACTCTAATTTAGGAGTTCCTGATGCTTTGATTGATAAGTTTATTGAAAAAGCTAAGGTAATATGTGATAACGATAAAGTAAAAGAGTTAGTAGTATTTACTTCTGTAGAAGCTACAAAAGCACAAGCAGAATATACTAGATATGGTTTAGACTATGATAAGTTTTGGGTTAATGTAGAGAAGATACTTACTGAACTACCTAAAGTAACTATCAATGTGATGGCTACCTTTAATGCTCTATCTGTCTTTACATATGGAGAGTTAGTAGATAAGATTTTTGAGATAAAAAAGAAATACCATAACGGTCAAAGATATAGTATTTCAGCTATTCAATTAGATACCTCATATTTAAGGTGGCCTAATCACCTTTCAGTTCGTATATTAGAAGAAGAGCATAAAGAGTTAATACTAGAAGCCGCTAAAAAAGCATTATATTATGGACAAAAAGAATTCAGTCATGAAGCATATGGATTTACTAATGTTGAAATTCAGAAGATCAAACGTATATATGATTATTCGAAGGCTCATAGTGCTTTATATGATATAGAAAAAAATAGAGAAGACTTTGTAATATTTGTTGACGAATTAGATAAAAGAAGAGGAACAAATTTCTTAGAGACTTTTCCTAAATTAGATAAAATGTATGCTGAATATAAGTAGTGGTAATCCGTGGGTCTTTTGGCCAAGTCATATTTGTGATACCTTCCCAGAGTATCCTGCAAATAAAGTACTTACTGGATTAAATCCGTTTGAAGTATACTTTGATTTAAAAGTAAAAAAAGTAGAAGGAGTGATAGGAACTCTATTTACCTTACTTCCTCATTATACAGCAATTGATATTTACGAAGGTAGATTACTGTTTACTATGATGAATGAAGATAAGAAAACAGAGTACTGGGATCTACCATTTGCTATATTTGACGATGTAAGACTAAAAATTACCTGGAAGCATATTCCAAACCAAAGTTTCACAGTATTTATTAATAGTAGAGAGGTACATAAAGTAGACTTAACTGAAAAAGCTTTTGCAACTGAAATGGACCCTCATATTATTTTTGGGGCTGGAAACTTTCCTAAAAATGGGTATAATTTAAACTATACTGATATTGAGTTATATGAATTTAAGGTTACGCAAGAAGATAAATTACTTTGCCACCACACCTTTGAGGATTATATTTATGATAAATCAGTCGATTTAACTGGAGATTGTAACTTTATGAATAAAATATAAATGGCAGATCAAAATTTAGTAAAATGGAGAACGGAACATCTAGACTCTGTAAGTAAGAGTTTTTGTGCAGCTAAGTGGCTTAATGCATCTTTGCATTTAGGACACGGGTTTACTAACTCCTGTCACTTACCTTTACCTCACCCGGTAGACTTAGAAGAGATTAAAACTAATCCTTCAGCATTACATAATACTATGTTCAAGAAGAAGATACGTAAGATGATGCTAGAAGGAGTTAGACCTGCAGAATGTTCGTACTGTTGGAAAGTAGAAGATATAGGTAATGATTCTATTGGAGATAGAGTTTTTAAAAGTAGAATATACTCCGATGAAGAAATTGCCGAATTAGCTGAACTACCTTGGGATGCTGATGTTAATTTAAAAACAGTAGAAGTATCATTCGATAGAACTTGTAACTTTGCTTGTTCTTACTGTAATACTGGTTACTCAACTACATGGGCAAAAGATATTGAAGAAAACGGACCTTATCAGAAATTTAAAACGACTTCTGCAGGAGCTTATCATAGTGATGGTTCTTGGGCTGATATTTTTGGTAAAAATAATAAAGACAATCCTTACGTAGATGCTTTTATTGAATGGTGGCCAGACCTTGCACCTGGTTTACAGGAGCTAAGAGTCACAGGAGGAGAACCTTCTGCATCATTTAATTTTTGGAAATTCCTAGATAAGATGCAAGAAGTACCAGCACCTAATTTAAGATTAGCTGTAAACTCTAATTTAGGAGTACATGATAAATTAATTAATAAATTAATTGATATGTCTAATACTCTTCCTATTAAAGAATTTGATTTATATACTTCTTGTGAAGCTTTTGGTATTCAAGCCGAGTATATTAGAGATGGATTAGTATGGGATGTATGGAGAAATAATTTAGTAAAAGTTATAGAAGAAGGTAACTTCAGACAAGTGATTTGTATGATGACTATAAATTCACTATGTTTATACTCTATAACTGAGTTTATGGATGATATGTTTGTACTTAAAGAAAAGTACGGAATGAATAACCCAGGTATTGATTTAAATATACTTAGATGGCCAGCATTCATGTCTCCATTAAATTTACCTGATAGTGAGAAAAAGAAATTGCATAAAAAATTAGCAGACTGGTATGAGATTAAAAAGGAACATCCGTTAATGATGGACCATGAAAAAGCTCAAATCGAAAGGTTGATAGACTATATAGATGTTGTCGAGCAAGGACACGTAGAAACAGAAGAAGATAAATCTAAACATTTTCATGACTTTAAATCTTTTTATACACAATACGATAAAAGAAAAGGACATGACTTTAGAGAAGCTTTCCCTGACCCTGAACTCTTAGAGTGGTACGATAGTATTGAAGTAGATGAAACAATACCTGATGTTAAAGTGAATGATGGTAGAATAACTCACTTCGAATCTGGAGAATATAAACCTGATATCGGTAAAGCAAAACCAACACTACCACCAGCAATAGCAGAGAGAAATAAAAAACAAGATAAAGGGAAAGTTAAATGGCAAAAGATCCTATAAGAAGAAGATATATTAGAGTAGCAGAACCATGGGGCGGTGGACATACACCGTTTGATACAGGATTTGGTAATAGACTATTACACTATGATGCATGTCATATGATTGAATATGCTTCTAATACAGATCATCATCTCGAACTACAGTCTAATTTCTGGTATGAAATGAAATACATAGACTTACCTGGAGCTAGAACTAAAATATATATAGGCAATACAGACGATGAAACTCAATGGTTAGCAACATATGATTTTGATTATGAAGAAAAGAAAATTACTGAGCTACCAGAAGTAAATAATAAAGTAGCAAAGGAGTTTACTAACATTAGAGATATCACAACTTATGATTTACCTGAAAATAGGTATACCACTTCATTTGATTGGGAATATATTGAACCAATACTAACTAAGGCTGCGGAATTAAAAATTCCTTCTGCTCTCAAGAGAATTAAAATAAAAGACCATCAACTAAGATCAGCAATCAGACAAATTGCAACTGGGTGTGTAGGGTTACATATAAGAAGAGGAAATGGAGTATATAAAACAAAGAAAAATTATGCTGAACTTCCTGATAGTGTAAGAGAAAACGAACACTATACTCAAATAAACGACACAATATACAAATACTGGGAAGATAGTAAATACTCAGGTATAATAAAAGAGATGTTAGAGTATACTGAAACTCAAAAGTTCTATATCAGCTGTGATTTATTAGAATCAGAATACGAACATTTAAAAGATAAATTTAAAGCTAGAATATTCACTAGAAGAGACGTGATAAACATGTTACCAAAGTATCTGCTTCAAGATATTAATTTTAATAATGTATTATGTCATAATAGAGTAGCATTAGAGAGCGTAATAGATATGATGTGTTTAGCAGGAACTAATTTTATAGTTGGTGCACCTCATTCTACATGGCTTGATTCAATTCAAAGAATTAAACCAGTACCGTTTTCATATATACACGATAGTAAAGATTCTATTATAAAAGAGTATAGACAATCATTAAAACATTATTCAACACTGGTATGAGTTTTGGCATGGTAGGAGCATTCGAAAAACAAGTGGCTGAGTTCTACGGAGCAGATTACGGTGTGGCTGTAGATTGCTGTACTCATGGGCTAGAACTTGCTTTAAGGTATACTAATGCAAAAGAAATATTAATTCCTTACCATACTTACCTTTCTGTTCCTATGTTAGCAGATAAATTAAATATAAAACGTACATTTATTCACGACGAATGGAAAGATTTCTATTATATAACTGATAATATTATTGATTCAGCTGTTTATTGGAAAAAAAATTCGTATATTAAAGGTACGTTCATGGTACTTTCTTTTCAGTTTCAAAAGCACTTAAGCTTAGGAAGAGGAGGAATGATACTTACCGATAATAGAATAGCATCTCATGAACTTAGATGTATGGCTTATGATGGTAGAGACAATTCAACAGGCCCTTGGGCTAAACAAGAAATAGAAACAATAGGATATCATTATTATATGACCCCAGAAGTAGCACAAAAAGGATTACATAGTATAAACGATGCAGTTGCTAAACCACCTAGAAATTGGACATATAAAGATTATCCTAACCTAACTAAATTTAAAGTATTTAACAATGGTTAATGTAAAAAATGAATATAGCAGACTACGTGAAGTAATTGTAGGAAGAGTTGATAATGCTAATCAACCATTTCACGGTACTGACTTACATGCAATTAATTATGCAGACAAAGATACTATTCCTACTTCAGAAAGAGGTTTATTTGATCCTCAAGTATATGAAGAGTCTATTGAAGACCTAGATTTATTAGCAGAAGCTTTAGAAGACTTTGGAGCTATAGTACATAGACCAAATATACTAGACACTAAAAAAACCGTCTCTAACGGTTATTGGGAAACAGATCAATACTATACATTCTGCCCAAGAGATACTATGACAGTCATTGGAGATACCATTATAGAATCACCTATGACGTTAAGGTCTAGACAGTTTGAAACTGATGCTTATAGAGAGCTGTTTATTGATTATATGGATAAAGGAGCTAAATGGATATGTGCTCCTAAACCTAGATTAACAGATGATTCATATCAAAGAGACGATTTGGATAAACTTACATTAACTGAAGTAGAACCTGTATTTGATGCAGCTAATATACTCAGACATAATGATGATATTCTCTATCTTAATTCTAACACAGGAAACTATAAAGGATATACTTGGTTAAAGAATTTGCTAGGAGATAAATATAAGGTACATTACTTAGAAAATATGTATTCGTATTCTCATATTGATTCTACGATTGCTATTCTTAGAGACGGTCTAGCACTTGTTAATCCGGCAAGAGTTAACGAAAATAATATGCCAGAATTATTTAAAGGGTGGGATATTATATATTCTCCTCCGATGGTAGATATTGGATATAAAGGAGTATTAAGAGCATCTGAATGGGTAGGTATAAATCTAATCTCATTAGACGAGAATACAGTATGTGTGGATAATAGACAAACAGAATTAATTAACGAACTAAAAAAATATAACATAGAAGCATTAGACTTAAAGATTAGACACTCTAGAACATTAGGAGGTTCTTTTCACTGTTGTACTGCTGATATGGTAAGAGACTAATTATGAAATTTACATTAATAGGAGGAGCAGGCTTTATAGGATCTCAATTATGTTATAATTTAACTGATGCAGGACATAAAGTAACAGTAATAGATAACCTAACATATGGGCAACAACAACCAGAAATTCCCGCAGTTAACTTTATACAGGATGATGTAGAAAATGTAGGTAGGTACGTAACAGAACTTAATCAAGCTGACTATGTCTTTTTTATGGCATCACCTAGATTAAACGAAATGAATGATATACCTTTACATCAACCTCATTTACAGGGACTAAAGACAACCTTAGATATATGTAAAGACAACAACACTGAAGTAATATTCTTCAGTAGCTGTTCAGTTTATGGATATAGAAAGGAAATAGTAAGCGAGTTAACTCCAACTAAAGTCACTTCACTATACTCTAAACTTAAAATAGATTCTGAAAACCTACTTAAAAAGTACGATATAGATAGGTTTAAAATTATTAGGCTTTCAACTTTATTTGGTCTATCCAGAGTAGGAAGAAATGATCTACTGGTAAACAATTTTGTAAAAGACGCGCTGTTTAGTCAATACCTAGAAGTATATGACCCAGAAGCATGGAGACCTAATATCAATTTACAAACACTCTGTGTAGTTCTTAAAGAATTATCTGAAAAAAATGCTTTTCAAGATATACTTAATATTGGGTTTAATTCTATGAATACTACTAAACAAGAACTTATACTTAAAATGGTAACAAGAAATAAATTAGATTTTGCTGTTAAGTATTACTCTCCTGATGATAGTAGAAGTTATAAAGTAGACTTTAGTAAAATGGAAAAACTAGTAAAGGAAGAACCTATTCAATATGTAGACGGTATTGATCACCTAATACAAAATTTCAAAGAAAGAACATGAATAAAGAAACAATATTAATAACAGGTATTGCCGGTTTACTTGGAAGCAGATTAGCTGATTACTATAGAAAAAATCACCCTAATGTAACGATAGTAGGTATAGATAATTTATCTGGTGGTTTTAGAGAAAATGTACATAAAGATACTATCTTTTATGAAACTGATCTTGCAAAAGAAAATATACAAGGAATCTTCTCTGCTCATCAACCAGACTATGTCTTTCATTTTGCTGCTTATGCTGCAGAAGGTTTATCACCTTTTATAAGAACATATAATTATAATAATAACGTTATTGCTACTGCTAAGATAGTAAATGAATGTATAAGATCTGGAGTAAAAAGATTAGTATTTACTTCTTCAATGGCTGTATACGGTCATGGGTGGGAAGGTAAAAGACCATTTGATGAAGCTGATATTCCAAAACCTATAGACCCATACGGTATTGCAAAATATGCATGCGAGATGGATATACAAGTAGCAGGAGAACAACATGGTCTAGACTGGTGTATAATTAGACCACATAATGTTTACGGTATTGGACAAAATATATGGGATAAATATAGAAATGTACTTGGAATATGGATGTACCAGTATATGAATGACCAAGCAATGACAATATTTGGAGATGGTACTCAGACAAGAGCGTTTAGTAATATAGAAGACTGTTTGGAACCTCTTTATAAAGCTTCTAAATTAAAAGAAGCTTCAAAACAGATTATTAACTTAGGAGGTACTAAGTTTTATAGTATTAACGAATCTAATGCTATTCTAAGAGATGTAATTAAGAATGGTAACATAGAATATGTAGAGGGCAGACACGAAGTAAAAGATGCTTATCCAACATGGGCAAAATCTCAAAAAATATTAGGATACGAATTTAACGTAGACCTATATGAGGGATTAAAACAAATGTGGGACTGGGCACAAAAACAACCTAAACGAAAGAGATTCTTTTGGGAAAATTACGAAATAGATAAAGGGCTTTATAGCTACTGGAAGGATGAACCTAGTATTTGAAAATAAAGAAAAACAATTAAATCTAGCCGGCAACGATGATTTAAATGATCAGAGTAGGATATGTGTTTCTCCGTATGCTAATCGTATGAACATTCTATGTACTGAACACAGAAACCTTCATACTAAAGTCGATGAAGATTGGGTATTTTTTCAAAAAGGTACTGAAAAACATAAGTGGGAAATAAATACATATTCAATTGATGATGTAATTAAAGATCCAAGCATTAAATACTTAATTCCAGTAGGAGTACATGAATCACCTGAGGTATGGGTAGGTTATAAAGGTCCGTACGATTCGATATTTAATCTCATAAATGAAACATATCTAAAACACTTAAGGGAAGGCAGAGCGTATATTCTTTTCGATAATACATTAGAAGGTTATCATACAGATAGTATGTTTGAATTTTTTCATGAAGAATGTAATAGATTACATATCAACTACGATAATGTTATTATACTTACCGGTAATGCACAATTAGAAGATAGAGCTGAAGAGTGGAGTAAAAAGACAGGAAAAAATTGTGTACGTACTATTGGGTATACTCATTTTGAATTCGATGTTTATTTAAATATAGATCACTATAATTCCATTGGACAAAATATACCTTCTTTTGACGACCATATAAAATATAAGACTAATAACCCACATTTAATTAAACCTTTTAACTGTCTAAATCGTAAACCTAGAGATCATAGAATTGTATTCTTTAATAAATTATTTCATGCAGGATTACTACCCGACGGACTTGTAAGTATGAATCCTTGGGTGGACGAAAGACCTCATGATTCACTAAACTTAGATGGTTGGAAGCCTGATGTTACTCAATTAGAGCACTCACATCAATTTACTCCTATGAGATGGGATGGCACAGATAATCTTCATAATGCACAAGATAAAATAGCCAGATTAAATGAAAAATCTATGCTAAATTCTTGGTGTACTATTGTTAGTGAAGCTCAATATAACGATTCACAACGGTCTATATTTTTATCTGAAAAAACATTTAAACCTATAGCATGTAGTCATCCATTTCAGATATTAGGCGCAAAAGGATCTTTGAAGGAATTAAGAAAATTAGGGTACCTAACCTTTGAACATTTATTTGATGAGTCTTACGATGAATTAGATAATATAGAAAGAATGGAACTTATAGTAGATAATTGTAGAAGCTTAGCTGATAATAGAGAAGCACTTCAACATTTTAAATGGATGAAATCAAGAGTAGAATATAACAGGAATGTTTTAACATTCAATGCTTTATTTAAACCTCCAAAAGGATTTCACTTACTTAATAGATTATGCAATACAGAGTTAGAAAAAGTATTAATGTAACTGAAGATTCTAAGCTCATTATAGCTTTAGGAGATTCATTTGTCGAAGGACAAGGCGCAGTGTCTGAAAAGACATGGGAGAAATTTGATTGGTCGGAAGATAAAATGACCGAAGTAGAATTTCAGTCAGATGAATACAATAAGGTAAGAGATGAAGAATATAAAAACGCTTTTGTAAACCAATTATGTGTAAAACATTTTCCTGAATTTACTCCAATTAATTTTGGATATAGAGGAAACGGTAACAGAGGTCCTGTAAAAGCATTAACTACTCTTCATCCGGATTTAAATTTACATTTAGCTAAAGAAAAGATAGTTATATTTTTTGTTGGCCAAATGGTTAGATTTGACTTCTTTAATAGTTATCCTCATAGTGCACATGACTACTTTCATACTATATGGCCTCATGAACCTGCGGAAAACGATTCACCCGGTAATAAAAACCTGTGGAGAGGATACGCAACCGAAGTATATTCAGAACGAACAGCAGCTTTAGAGATAATAAGCAATATAGTTGAAGTACAAACTTGGTGTAAATATAATAATGCTAAACTAATGTTAGTTAATTCATTTACGTATGACTTTAATAAACAGAGAATGAGTAAAGCACTTGAATATGAACCTTTGTATGAGGAAACAAATATGCTACCTCAGTTGATAGATTCTATTGAATGGGATAATTTAGTTAAGTTACCTAATAATAGAGAGCAAATGATTGATGTTTTATTAGATGCAGAAGGAAGAGGAGATTTATGTGGAAAAAATCACGCGTGGTACCACTGGCCGAAAGAAATGAAAAGCTTTACTCCTAAAGGTCTTATGACACCTTGCTCTCACCCATCACCTAAAGGACATTTACTTATTGCTGATACATTAGCAAAGGTAATAAAAGAAAAGTATTACAATGGAAGAAGATAAAGTAGAAAGATATTTACCTATTCCTACAACTTGGGATATGATGGACTGGTGTGAAATGAACTTCAGCCAGGAAAGTTATGATTCCCTATTAGGTGGTCCTCGACCTAACGGTTCTTCTAGAACATGGTACAGAGAAGAAACAGGTAATCTACATTATCCTTATAACTTAGGAATATGGAACTTCTTTAGTGAAACAGGTGAATGGTTTGATGCAAAAAAACTACAAAACCAGCATCAACCACATGTTCTAGATTCTAATCACTGTAAGTTTAAATTTAAAGAAGAGATAGTTGGTGAAAAACATTTATATGTAATATGTGTGTTTAATCCTGATTTTTTTAGATTAAATAGAGACCTAGGGTTTACATTAATTGATAAGCAATATCAAAATGATGTTCGTAATGGTAATGCAGCTGTAGTTGTATTTTACCCTTGGGAAGGTTATTCCGGAATGGAAGGCAATGAAGACTTTATCATAGTAGAGGAATGGAGAAAGAAGTCACATTTTCCTGAAGGCTCTGTACACTTCTTTACAGGTAACCTTACAGCCAATAATCACGATCACGTCAAAGGTTCAGGACTAGTAATGCATTCGTTTAATTCTTTTGATAATTGGAATTCAGATAAACTCGACTTACCTTTAATTAAGTTTGAACCTAAAGACGATAAGTATTTATTCTTAAGCTATAACAGAAATCCAAGAAAAAATAGAGTATATTTAGGTGCTAAGTTAATAGAGTACGATTTGCTAGATAAAGGATTAGTAAGTTTAGGTAAACCTGATTGGTGGTCACCTAATAACACATTAAGAGGAGAAGGCATTAGAGATAGAGAATATAGTAAACTAGATAAACTACTACCTATAGAGATAGGTAAAAAGTTATTTTTTAATCTTGCATGTAACATAGAAACTCAAGATTTTGAACAGACTTTTTGTTCCGTAATAACAGAAACACTAGTTGAAGAAGGAACATTATTTATATCTGAGAAAACCTGGAAAGCCTTACAACTAGGACACCCGTTCTTTGTTATAGGCAATCCAGGAACTCTAAATTATTTAAGAAATTTAGGGTATAAAACATTTGACAAATGGTGGGATGAAAGTTATGATCATGTTTATGAGTATAGAATAAGAATAGAAATGATAACTAAAGAGTTAATCAGGCTAAGTAAAAAAAGCAAAGATGAGCTCATTAAGATCAGAAAAGAAATGGAAGAAGTATTAGATTATAATAAGGCTCTTCACTATAGAACTGTAATGACTAAATGGGGATATGGAACTAGTCAAAAACCTGAAGACTTACTTCGCACATTTTGGAATATTTACGAAAATTTAGGAAATGGGAAAGATATTATGTAGCAGAGAGCCCTGGGATAGTATTTTAGGGCACAATAGACCGAATGGAACTTCAAGAACATGGAATTTTGAAGAAAGTCAAGAACAACCTTCTATTCTCAATACGATTACAGATGAATTTGTTGACGACTATATAAAAAACCCAAGAAACTTTAATAAAACCCATTATTCTCTTACTTTTCACGAAGACTTTGAAGATGTTGAGATACATGATATAGGAGACAATAAACATATCTATATAATAAGAATTTTTCACCATAATTATTTCAGAAGAAATCTAAACACAGGCTTTTCTTGTATTTCTAAATTAGTATTAGAAGATGTAAAGAAAGGTAAGTGTGCTCTAATCGTAGAATGTACCACAGAAGGTAAGTACCTCCATAATCCTAATACAGAATTTGATATAATTGAGAGATGGAGAATAAAAGAAGAATTACCTGAATACAGTGTTACTGTTATTTCCGGTAATCTAATATGTAAAGAATATATTGAAAGAAATAATTTAAAAATTAATGCATACGGTGTTAGTTCATTTGAAAATTTCTTTACTCCACCAGAAGAATACACACAAAACGTAGATAAGGTTGTACCTTTTGATGCTTATTCGAATAAAGAAAATAAATACTTTCTTTCTTACAATAGACAGCCTCGTTTTCATAGGTTATTATTTGGATACCTATTAGACCAAGCTAAGATACTTAAAAAAGGATTAGTAAGCTTAAGATTCCCAGATCACAAAGGACTCAACTTTAAACCAGGTACCTTTTACGGGCATAAGATAGCAAGTAATAAAAAGTACGAAAGGTTTAAACAGAAAGGAAACATAACAATAGATGTACCTACAGATCAGAATTTAGCACAGAATTTTATGATATCTAATTACGAAGATACCTTTGTATCTGTAGTTTCTGAAACTTTAATGGATACAGGTTGTTTATTCTTTTCTGAAAAAATATGGAAACCTATTAGTGTAGGTCATCCGTTTATTATTATGGGTAATCCTCATTCTCTAAAGAAGCTTCAAGAAATGGGATATATTACTTTCAGTGAGGTTTGGGACGAATCGTATGATAATATCATCTCAGAAGGAGATAGAGTTGTTGCAGTAACTAAAGTACTTCAATCTATATGTTCTATGTCTGATAAAGAATTAGAGGATGCTAGAAAACATATGGATGCAATTGTTAAACATAATAAAAAGGTATTTCACGATACCCTTACTAATGATTTTAAATGCCGACCAGATCAATTCGGTACTGCTCTACCTATAGTTGATATAGTTAAAGAAATATATAATAATTTAGGATATAAACCTCATAAATGAAAAACCTATACTTAGTACAAGTAGCGGATAAATACGGACCTAATAGTTTCCTTCCAGTAGCAATTAGCTATCAATGGATGTTTGCTAGTACAAGTAAGGCTGTAAAAGAAAATTTTGAGGTTGCAGATGTTTTAATTGAAAAGAAGAGCCCACAGAATTATGTTGAATCTTTAGAAAAAGAACCTCACGTTATGATGCTCAGTTCTTATGTTTGGAATTGGGAGTATAATAAAGTACTGGCTAGATTAGTAAAAGAGAAGTATCCTAACTGTTTAACTATAACAGGTGGACCAAATGTAGATAAAAGAGATAAGCAATTTTTCGAAAAGTATCCTATGTTTGACATAGCTGTAATGGGTGAAGGAGAACAAGCATCTAAAGAGATACTTAGAAGATATCTTAAGAATGAGAAATATGATAATATTCCTCATGTATTTCCAAAAGGAGGTGAATTATGCGCCCTACCTCAAAGAGCAGAAAACTTAAATATAATCCCATCACCTATACTTACAGGCTTCTATGATTGGATAATGGAAAGAGTTGAAGCAGAACATGGACCTCAAATGTGGCAGGTTACTTATGAAACGTTAAGAGGATGTCCTTATAGATGTACGTTTTGTGATATAGGAGATTTATATTGGCAAAAGATTAAAACTTTTGATATGCCTAGAGTTGAAAAAGAAATCGACTGGATGGCAGATAGAAAAATAGAATATGTAGCAGTATGTGATTCTAACTGGGGATTAATGCCTAGAGATGTAGATATAACTAAGTATGTTATTAAGAAAAAATTAGAAACTGGTTTTCCTAAATTTTGGGATGTTACATGGGCTAAAGCAAACTCTGATAGAATATATGAAATAGCAATGCTAGATAAAGAAGCTGGTACTCGATTATTCAAAGGAGTTACATTTGCTATGCAATCACTCCATCAAGAAACTTTAGATGCTTCAAGAAGATTAAACCTTAAATATGATGCTGCATTTGAATATTTAGAAAAATATAGAAAAGAAGATATACCTACATATTCAGAATTAATATGGCCAATGCCTGAAGAGACTTATGATTCTTTAAAAGACGGTATTCAAAGATTAATTGATTTAGGCCAGAAAGACTTCTTAATGGTGCATCCATTAGTATTGACTTTTAATGCAGAAATGGGTCAACCTGCTTATATAGAAAAGCATGGCCTTCAGTTTAGAGATGTTCCTTTAGATACCTTTTATTTAAGTGTAGATGATTTAGAAGATTATATAGTAGAAAAGACTTGGGGAGTTATTGGAACTAACGCAGCCAATCCTGTAGAGGTATATAGAGGTCATTTATTATCTCACCTACTCATAGTTATGTATTATTACGGTTGGGGACATTATTTACTAGAGTATTTGAATTCAAAATATGAACTAAAACATATTGACATAATAGAAAAAATGTTAGAGTACTTTATGGGTACAGATACATTAATAGGTAGAGAGTTACAAGAAACAGTTGATTCTTTAACTGCAGTGTTTGATAAACAAGAATTTTGGGGTAGACAGGTTTTAGGTGATGATGATGTATTTTGGGAATACAAAGGAGCTACAAGTATTGTTTTTTATCAAAATAAAGAACAGTTGAAAAACGAATTGTCTGATTTCTGTTTAAATAAACTACAGTTACAAGTCCAGGATGCTATTGATTTAAATATTGATATGTGCCATACTAATGATAGAACATATCCTTTCGTTAAAACCTATAATGAAGATACCGTAAAACATACTTTAGGTATTGAAGGTAGTACGCTTACTTTAGATCACTACGATAAAAAAGAAATGACTGATAAAGAGTTTTTTCATTTAGCATATCATTACCAAAGGAAAAATAGGTACTGGAGATGTAAAGTAGCTACTTAGTGGCTTTTTAGCTATTTATATCATATATTGTTATAACAGATTAATATAGTTTCAATGAAAATAGGATTTATAGGAGTTGGCAAACTCGGTAAAGAATCAGCCGAAGTCATGGCAGAAAAACATGACGTTATTGGGTACGACATAAATACAGTCGAACCAGAAAATTTCCAAATGGTACCTTCAATTGAAGAAGTATGCAAAGACAGAGAACTAATCTTTATTGCTGTACCTACACCACATCACCCAGACTACGATGGACGCTACCCTACAGCACATCTACCAAACAAAGACTTTAATTACGGTATAGTTAATGACGTATTAGATGAAGTTAATAAATACGTAAACAAAAATCAATTAGTCGTTCTAATATCAACAGTTCTACCAGGTACAATTAGAAGAGAATTTATCGATAGAATTAATAATGCTCGTTTTATATACAATCCTTATTTAATAGCAATGGGGACTGTAAAATGGGATATGGTAAACCCTGAAATGATTATTATTGGAACAGAAGATGGATCTACTACGGGAGATGCTAAATTACTATTGGAATTCTATAAGACATTTATTACTGAAGGTACAAGATATGAAGTAGGTACATGGGATGAAGCAGAAGGAATCAAAATATTCTATAATACATTTATATCTACAAAAGTAGCTCTAGTAAATATGATTCAAGATGTTGCTGAAAAATCAGGTAATATCAACGTAGATGTTATTACAGGAGCATTAGAAAGATCTACTCAAAGAATTTTAGGACCTTCTTATATGAAAGCAGGAATGGGAGATGGAGGAGGATGTCATCCTAGAGATAATATTGCATTAAGATATATGGCAGAACAATTAGGGTTAGGTTATGATTTATTTGATGCTATAATGAACGCCAGAGAAAAACAAGCTAAAAATTTAGCAGACGTTTTAGTTAAAGAAGCAAAAGATAATTCACTTCCTATTATTATACTAGGTAAGGCATATAAACCAGATGTACATTACGAAGACGGCTCTACATCCATACTAACAGGACACTTCTGTGTAGAACAAGGAATTGTACCAGAATATGATCAACCAGCACCCTATAAAGCTGTTTACCTTTTAGGACATATGGGCAAACATCATGACTACAAATTTCCTAATGGCTCGGTAGTCGTGGATCCATGGAGATCTTTCGTTGCCCCAAACGATACAATCTCGGTAATCCATTATGGGAACACAAGACTCAAAAAATAGGCTTTTCATAATTGGGTGTAGTTATTCTCAATATGTAAATCCTACGTATGCTGATTTTTTAGGAGCAGATTATAACCAAACATTTAACTACGCATTAAGCGGAGCAGGAAATAGATTTATTTTCCATACTGCAGCTTATGTATTTGAAAAGTATAAACCAAAACCAAACGATACTGTTATAGTACAGTGGTCTAGTGTTGGAAGATGGGACCACGTATTTAACAATAAAACCTTCTGGACAACACCAGGTAGTTTATCCTACCAGGATTCTTTCTCTGAGGAAATAGTAGACAAGTATTTCAATTTAGTAGCAGAAGCATACAATCTTATAAACTATGTTAATGCTATAAAAGCAATAAGTCTAACGTACGGGTGTAATTTTACTACGTTTAATATGTTTGATCCCTGGATAGAGTTATTCTACGGGGAACCTTATAGTACCCGTATTTTTGAAAAGTATTCAGATTATATAGGCAAATATTATCCCTTTAAACAGTTAGAACAGACGTTTAAGAACGTTGGAGCATTAGAAAGTGTAGAAGAATATATTTGGAGATTTCCTTTAGAAAAACCTTTATACTTTTATAATATGGAAGGTAGACAAGATGAAAGTCATCCAAGTACTAACCAGCATTTAGAATATGCTAAATACCTTAGTAAGGAATTAGGATTAGGAGGTGATAATTTACATACCCCTAAACTTAAACATTATGCTTCACAGATAACAGATATGTTCAGTAGACCTGACCTAACAGAACAGCAACTAATGTTAGGAGAAGTGGATGGTCATGAATGGTTTACTAAAGTACCACGACCTGGCGCTAATTACGTTCTTTGCGTTGATAATGAAAAGTATCCTAGCCGATTATTTGGAAATAAATATGAGTTAGGTTCTAACACTATCAACCAATGGATGCAATTATAATTTCAGGATACCTAAACGATTTATCTGATAATATTATTCCTTTTATTAAAGGTAACGATCTGTACGTTCACACTTGGGATAATAATGACAATAGTAGGTGGATAAAGAAACTACAGAGATATAAAAAATATACTAACAACTTTAGTATCACAACTGAAAGTCCTAAATATGATAAAAAACTATATTCATATTTCTACTCTACATATAAAGCTTTGAGCACCATACCTAATATTAGTATGTATAGTAAGATAGTAAAGTTTAAACCTAACTTTATAGGAGATAGCATTCAGTATAAAGGGGACTTAAAAAGCTATTTTGAAAAAGCTAAATTAGCAACACGACCGTTATTAAAAGAGTATAATAAAGAAGATTGCTTTTACGGTACAGTATATTATAAGAATATAGACGAACGACTATTTTCCGGATATCCGTTGGCTTTTAAAAAAAACTTTCTTATATTAAATGATATAGAGTCGGCTATTTATAAATTAGACCAGACATTAGTTGATAAATACGGAGAAAACTATGAAGGAAGTATTTTTTGGACTGAATGGTTTAAACAAAATAATACGCCGGTAATATTAGATACAGATTTAAATTTACCAAATAATAAAATGTAATGGCAAAAAAAATTAAATTAGCAGAAGAAGAAATCAAAGCACTTGAAGACATTAAACTAAAAAACTCAGCAATCATTGAAGAGTTTGGTAGAATAGGCATCAGTACTTTAGATTTAGAAGCTAGACAAGAAAGAGCAGAGGATTTCCTATCTAAACTAAGAAATGCTGAAATTAACTTATCAAAAGCTCTAGAAGAAAAGTACGGAAAAGGTACTGTAAATCTTGAAACTGGAGAGTTTAACTCACTTAAGTAGAAACTTTTTTCACTTACATTTTTTTCTTAGGAGGTTTTCGGTCCTCTTTTCCTATTTATAAATGTTAATAACACACGGATAGGCAAATCTGTTTTCGATTTACTAACGATATTTATAAGAGAACGAATAATCTAATTTAAGATAAAATGGCAGAATCATTAATCTCCCCAGGGGTACTATCAAGAGAGCAAGATAGATCTTTTATTGCTCCTGCTCCATTAGAAGCTGGTGCAGCTTTTATAGGACCAACAGTAATCGGACCAGTTGAAGAACCTACAGTGGTTACTTCTTACGGTGACTACCAAAGTAAATTTGGTGTTGCTTTCGAATCAGGTTCAAACAAATACGAATTTCTAACATCACTAGCAGTTAAATCCTACTTTGAGCAAGGAGGTAACTCGGCACTTATTACTAGAGTAGTAAACGGTTCCTTTACTGGAGCTTCTAACTCTACTGTAGCAGCAGCCGATGCCGGCGCAGCGCCGTTCTCTATCCAAACATTAGGTAAGGGAGCTATCCTTAATAACTCAACAGGAGCAGGTGATGCTGGATCACAAAATAGCGACGGGTCACTAGTTGACGGTAGCGCAGAAAATATTAGATGGGAAATCGGTAACGTTGACGAAAAGAACGGTACATTCTCATTATTGATCAGAAGAGGTGACGATAATTTAAGTCAAAAGACAGTACTTGAATCATTCAACGACCTTAGCTTAGATCCTAACTCGGAAGGATACATTGCTAAGATTATTGGAGACCAGTACAAGTCTAAATCTACAGATGGTGGACAGACTTACATCTCTACAGTAGGATCATACGTTAACAGATCTAACTACATTAGAGTAGCTTCTGTTGACAGACAAACACTTAATTACTTAGCAAACGATGGAGTTTCAGTAAGAACAGCAGCTTATACAGGTTCTTTACCAGTTGCGTCTTCTGGATCGTTCCACGGTGCGACAGGAAACTTGTATCAATCAACTGAACCTAACAAACATTTCTCTGAAATCTCAGCTGGAAATACTCAAGGTTTAGAGGCAAGTGACTATGCAGATGCTATTTCAATTTTAACTAACCAAGACGAATACGTTTTCAATATCGTTTCTGCTCCAGGATTAATTTATTCTTACGGAGATCACAAGACACAATTAGATGCAGTTATTTCTTTAGCATCTAGTAGAGGAGACAATATTGCAGTAGTAGATTTATCTGCTTATGGAACTTCAGTATCTAATGCAGCAGGAAATGCAGCATCAGTTAATAGTTCTTATGCAGCTACTTACTGGCCTTGGCTACAGATGCAATCATCTACAGGTAAATTAGAGTTCGTTCCTGCATCAGTTGTAATCCCAGGTGTATATACATTCACTGACGGAGCTGCAGCACCATGGTTTGCACCAGCTGGTTTAACTAGAGGTGGAATATCAGATGTAATTCAAGCAGAAAGAAAATTAACTAGAGGTCAAAGAGACACTCTATATAGTGCCAATGTAAATCCAATTGCTACATTCCCAGGAAGTGGAATTTCAGTATTCGGTCAAAAGACACTACAGAAGAAGAAATCAGCATTGGATAGAGTAAATGTAAGAAGACTATTGATTGATCTTAAGAAATTCTTAGGAGACCAAGCTAAATCATTAGTATTTGAGCAGAATACTATTGCTACAAGAAACAGTTTCTTAGCAAATGTTAATCCTTACTTAGAATCAGTAGTACAAAGACAAGGTCTTTACGCTTACAGAGTAGTAATGGATGACACAAATAACACCGCAGATGTAATTGACAGAAACCAATTGGTAGGGCAGATATTTATTCAGCCTGCAAAAACAGCCGAATTCATTACACTTGACTTCGTAATCTTACCAACAGGTGCAACATTAGGTGAATAATTTTAAAAGTTGAATATTTATAATAAAGATAACACAAAATGGCAGTATTAGATCCTAACGAAATAATGTTCAGAGCTTTCGAACCGAAAGTGCAAAACAGATTTATCATGTATATTGATGCAATTCCATCTTTCATGATAAAAAATGTCAAAGCTCCTACGTTTACAGATAACGTAGTAAAGCTAGACCATATTAACTCATATAGAAAAATCCGTGGAAAGAGAGAATGGGCAGAAATGACTATGACTCTATACGATCCGATTACTCCAAGTGGAGCACAAGCCGTAATGGAATGGGCAAGACTAGGATACGAATCAGTAACTGGTAGAGCTGGATACTCAGATTTCTACAAAAAAGATTTAACTCTTAACGTATTAGGTCCTGTAGGGGACGTAATTGGAGAGTGGATCATTAAAGGTGCATTCGTTACAAATGGAGACTTTGGTCAGTTTGACTGGTCTTCTGATGCAGTAGTTGATTTAGGAATTACAATCAACATGGATTACTGTATATTGAATTACTAGGATTAAGATACTTTATTATATATTAAGAAGCCCCCTTGTGGGGCTTTTTTTTTATATTTAGTTGGTTCTAAAATATAAAGTTCTTATATTTATATATAAACTAGTTTTAATTATTAATAATTTATGGAAAATAAAGTAAATAAGGCAGAAAAGCCTAAGTTTCAAATCCCTACCGAACAGGTAGACATTCCATCTAAAGGTAAATTATACCCATCCGATCATCCTCTGGCCAGTGGTAAAGTCGAAATGAAGTATATGACAGCTAAAGAGGAAGACATTTTAACGAATCAAAATTATATCGAAAAAGGTGTAGTTATTGATAAGTTATTACAATCACTAATCGTATCAGATTTTAACTACAACGATCTACTTATTGGAGACAAAAATGCAATTATGGTTGCAGCACGTATCTTATCATACGGTAAAGACTACGATATCCAATATAACGGTAAAGATATTACTGTAGATTTAACTGAAATCAAAGATAAAGAGTTAGATTTCGATAGTCTTGAACAAGGACAAAGAGAGTTTACTTTTGCTCTACCGAAAAGTGGTAATGAAGTAACTTTTAAATTACTTACTCATGGAGATGATAAAAACATTGACAGAGAAGTACAAGGACTAAAGAAAATCAATAGAGAGAGTAGCGCTTCCCTATCAACTAGGATGAAATATATAATTACATCAGTAAATGGAGATAGAGAGACAGCCACTATTAGACAGTTTGTAGATCAAGGTCTTCTAGCTCAAGATGCAAGAGCATTGAGAGAAGAATACGCTAGAGTACAACCAGATGTTGAATTTAAAGTCTATCATGTGGACGAAGACGGTGTTGGGGAGGACATCGACGTCCCGGTGACGATCAACTTTTTTTGGCCTGACGCCTAAGGCAGCAGCTCAAACAAGAGCTAGCTTATTTCGGCAAATACACGAGATAGTATTTCATGGTAAAGGTGGCTATGACTGGCATACTGTGTATAACATGCCGATATGGTTAAGAAGATTAACTTTTAATTATATAAACGAATGGTATAAAGAGCAAAATGAACAAAGTGAAGATGCTCAACCATCATCGAAAGACAATAGACCAAAAGGACCGGATATTTCTCCGTCCTATAGTACAAAGGCTTCTAAATAATAGAGGCCTTTGCTATTTATAAGAAACTCATAAGTAAATGGCGGAAGAAAAAGATCCCCTAAAAGGTAACGAAGGAGCTACACAAGCACGTATAGATCAATTAAAAATGATCAATAGAGAAGGAGCCCAAGCTAAAGCAGCTCTTGAAGGGTTAGCTGGTGCCTTTAAGAATCTAGGAGCCGCCGATGCCGCCTTTGCCGAACGCGCAGTTAAGTCTAGTAATGAGATAGCAGGACAAGTAAAAAACTTTAGTAGATCATATAAAGATAATATTGATCTTGCTAAAAAACTTTCTGGTTTTACTACGAACCAGCTAAAAGATACAAAAACACGTAATGCTTTTGAAAAACAGGTACTCAAAGCTGAAGCAGAACAAGCATCAGTACAGGCACAAAAAGCCGAGCTAGCAGAAAGAGCAGAGGAACTCGCTCGAGAATTATTCGCGAATGAGGTATCTCTTTTAGAACAGGTTAAACAAGTTGTTTTAGCTGAAGAACAAGTTGCAGCTGCTAAACAACAACAAAAAGACATATCTAAAGAAGCGGAGGCTCAACGAAAAACAGCTTCTGATGCAGCATTTGAATCTCAAAAGAAGAGTGAAGACTTAGCAAAGCAAATAGCTTTACTATCCAGCAAAGAAGGATTAAAAGCTTTTGAACAATCAAAAGGCGCAAAAGCAACACAAGGTGAGTTAGTTAAAATAATAAATCAGAAAAAGGCACAGCTAGCTGCTGAACAAGATAATATAAAAGCTCAAAAGGAGCAAATGGAAGCTGCTGAAAAATTGAAAACTGACGCAACCGACGCAGTAAAATCAGCAGAAGATAAGGTAAAGGAAGAACAAGCAGTAGCAGCAGCATTAAAAGAACAGCAAGAAGACTTATCAGCTCAGGTAATTACCACTGATATGATGGTTGAAAACCTTAGCAAAGCAGCTAAAGAGATAGAAAATGGTTTAAACTATGCTCAAGGATTATCTGATGAAATAGAAAAAGTAAATAATGCCACTCCAAAATTTATAGAAGCATTTGAGAAATTTGGAGCTGCTGCATCTGGTATACCTATTATAGGAAGCGCAATTAGCTTCATGACTGGTGGAATAGCGGACGCTTCTAAGAAGTTTAAAACACTAAAAGCAGAAGGAAAAGGAGCAGGAGAAGCAATTAAACAAGCTTTTGGAGGATTTGTATTTGCTGGACTTACAGCTGCATTAACGGCATTCATTTCTTTAGCAGTTGAAGGAGCCAAAAAGTCTTCTGAAGCTGTAGTAACATTAAATAAGAGCGTTGCTGGATCGATGGTAAATATGCAAGCTCAGATGAGTCGAGTTTCTGCAGCTGCCGGAAAATTTAGTGTACCTTTAAATGAAGCAGCCGCTACTATAGCAGGAATAAATGATTCTCTTGGTATGTCTTTAGACTTTACCAAAGAAACTACAGAACAAGCTGTTAAATTAGCTAATAAATACGGAGTATCTGTTGATGCCGTAGCACATATAGTTAAAAATTCAGCAGCAAATAAAAAGACAATGACTGAGACTGTTGATGCAGTCACAGCAGGAGTAGCTAGGTTTAATGAGATGAATAACGTCTCTATTAGTACTAAAGCTATTTTCGAAGATATAGGTAAAGCCTCTGCCACAACTTTAAGAGGTATAGGGAAACAACCTGGAGCATTAGCAGCCGCCGCTGCAGCAGCAAGATCGTTAGGTATGTCAATGGAGGACATAAGAGCTGCATCTGAATCAACAACAGACTTCCAGAAAAGTTTAACTGATGAAATGACTACTGAGATGATGCTTGGTAAACAGTTAAACTTAAATAAATTAAGAGAAGCAGCTTTAACAGGAGACGTTAAGACACAAGCCGAAGAAATGAAAAGGCTTGTTATGGAAAACCAAGGAAGAATTGGTAATAACGTTAAACTTCAAGAACAGTTTGCTGCTACATTAGGTATCTCAAGAGATCAATATAACGATATGTTGAAAACTCAAGATGCTATGTCTGTACTTACAGGCAAATCAGGAGCTGCTCAAGCAGAAAACGATAAGAA